TCTAAACAGGGAATAATGCCACAAGCAACAAGTTTATTAGAGCCTACTCCTGAACTGACAGATTCAGAGATTATTGCAAATGCTTTGAAAGGTTCAGGCACAGGTAGAAATCCTTTAGAAGTTATAGACGACATGAATATACGCAACCAAATCAAAGGAACAAACTTAGGCTTAAAAACTTTACAGAGAGATACCTCAACTGCAAGACAAGCGATTGCTATGTCTGGGTTATTACGTAAAAAAGATTTTGTAGAGTTTTTAGAATCTGAAGGTACTACGAAAGACGAGTTCCAGACAACAACTAAAGATTATGTATTAAATATATTTAGTAAATATTTAAAACAACTCCAATCTAAATAGGAAACTAAATGACACCTGAAACAGAATACAATTCTGAGTATTTCTTAAACCGCTACAAAAATAGAGTTAATCTTGTAGAAGAGGAAGAAGAAAAAGAAGAAGAGGAAGAAACTCAAGAGGTATACGATGCTAGTTATTTTATCAATCGTTATCAAAAAAGAGCTAACCCAATAACAGAAGAAGAAAGTCAGTTTCAAGAAGAACAACTTGCACTTCAAGAGGAGCAAGATTTAAAAGAAAGGGTAGTATCAGAAAATGTTATACTTGAAAATGAACTGGAACCTCAAGAAGTTGTTATTGAAGAGTCAGAACCAACTTACAATTCTGATTATTTTGTAAATAAATATAAATCCAGACTTAAAGTACAACCTACAACCGAGCTTGAAAGCGGAAAGTTACCTACTACAGCACAACAAATTCAACTAGGTGGTAAATTAGAAAGGCATACACTTGGAAATCTTTTTAGAACTGCTAAAGCTGGACTATTAACTCTATCTAATAATAAATCTTTTCAAGATAATATTAAACAAATTGAAAAAGAAAGAACTGATAAAATCTTTAATACGATGCAAGAAGAGTATGGTATAGATTTTAGAAAAAATCAAAACGATGCTGCAGTTATTACAGGACGAATAGGCACTGCAGTATTTGACCCCGTTACTTTTTTTATACCTTGGGCAAAGATTGCAAGATTAGGTAAGATTACAGCTACAGCTACAGGTGCTGGTATTGGTGCAACGGATATGGCACTGTACGAGTACGCTGCATATGGAGAAGTAAACCCCAACAATGTTTTGTTTGGAGCTACAGTAGGTGGAGCTAGTTCTCTACTAGGTACTGTTGTTGCAAATAGGTTTCCATCAGTCGCTGACGACCAAATTAATTTAGGTAAAATAAACAGTCCAGATGCAGACACGATTGTTAAAAGTTCTGTTAAGGACGAAGTTCCTATTAACTTGACAGCTAAAGAAACAGAAGACCTTGATGCAGTTTTACCTATTGTTCTTAAAGAAAGAGCAGGTATTTTAACCCAGATGGAATCTTCTACAGCTTTATCAAAAATGTTTACTCAAGCAAGAAACGATCAAGCTGCTTGGAGAAAAATTACTGATAAAAACGGAGACCCTCAAGCTAAATGGGATGTGGACAAGAGACAGTGGTTCCCTATTAAAGGTTCTAAAATTACTCAGGCAGAAATAGATAGACTGAATGTAGCAAGAAAAGAAGCAGATAAATTTTTAAATGATGACTTCTTATATTATTTTTCAAATGTAAGTGAAGGAACAGGAAAAATTGTTGACGATACTTTTAGAATATTATCTAAAGATGAAACATACGAACTAACCGATAGTATTATTCAAAAGGTTTTAAATGAAACTTTTAGACCTCTTGTTGGAGGAGGTATCGGCTTTACTGCAGGAACATTTATTGGTGATGATGATGATGCAATCAACTATAGTTTAATTGGTGCCGGTATGACATTCGGTGTTGTGTATAACCGTGTTAAAGATGCACCCTATTTACTACAAAATCAAAAAGAAAAAGCTTTTGGTTTAATAAATAATGAAGCGACTAGAGTACTTCATAACTTTTTAAAAGTTAAAGGTTCTGGAACTACAGCTACTAGAGGTGTAAATCACGGTGGCGAGAACGAGTGGATTTCTAGAAACTTATTTCTTATGATGGACGGAAAGAAAAAGAATATTATAGGAGCAGAAGAAAGTTCAGATTTTTTAAAAGGTTTATTTGGTAGACAGATTGCTGATGTTGTACAAAATGCTACAGAAGTAGAACGTGTAGCTTCTGCAAGAATAATAAAACAATTAACTACTATAGATGAGTTGAAAGCAACTGGAAAATATTCAGATGAAAGCTTAGAAAATATAAAAAATTTAATATCTAATGCAGATCAGTTTAAAACATTTTTAAATACTAAATATGTAGAACCAGTTGTTTCTTTTAAAAAAATAGAAAACTACGATTTACCTCAAATATGGAATGATACTTATATTAGAGCTAACAGAAACGAAGCTGAAAATATAATTAAACGTGCACTACAGGCTGAGTTTCCTACTTGGAATAAAACTGCTGAATCGCTTACAGAAAGTTCTAATTTAAATGTTGCAGCTAGAAGGATAGTTAAAAACGAACTTGGTGAAGATACACAAGGAGTCTTTGCAAAACCTCTTAAAGGAGTAGAAGACGAAGAAATATTTGGTAAATTTGTAGGTATACCACAATTAAAAAATTATCAGAAAGAAAGAGTTTTTAAAAGTTTAGAAGCTAGAAAAATTTTAGAGCCATTATTAGAGCAAGACTTAAGAGTTATTTTAGAAAAGTGGGTTACTAACACAGTTCCCGGAGTAGAGTTTGCAAGAAGATTTGGTGCTAATGGAGAGATTGTTGACTCATTAGCTCGGTCACTTAGAAATAGAAAAAATTTAACTAGTAAAGAAACACAAGAAAAACTTAAATTAATGAAGAATACAGTAGATGCTTACTTTGGTGTTGTTGGAAAATCTTCATCAGATGTGTTTCAAAAAAATGGTTGGAAAGACGGGTTTGCCTTACTAACATTTTTATCTAATACTACTATGTTGCCTCGGGCTTTGATTACTCAGTTAGGTGATTTTTTACAACCGTTTCAAAATAGTGGAGTAGGACCTACAGTTAAAGCATTAATGAAGACTTGGCAAAAACAAAACCCTGCTGCTCTAGCTGGAGTTGGGGGAAGCCGAAGTAACACTTTAGGAGGAACTGTAAAAAAAGATGTTGAAGGAGTGTTATCTGCAGGTGTTCATCCTAGTACACCGTTTCAAGAAAAACTTTCTAATTTAACACAATTATTTTTTAGATACAATGGAATGGCTCCAGCTACAGACACAGGTATAAAAATAGCATACAGTGCAGGTATAGATGATTTATTTCGAACTGCTAAAAAAATAGGTAGTAAAGAAAAAATAAGCAGGGCGGTGCAAAATAAATTAAATTTTTATGGAGTAGATCGAGCAGATGTTGTTAAACTTCAAAAGTTTAAAACAGTTGAAAAAGCCATAGAAGAAGGAGATGTTATAGAGGGACTTATTAATAAAATAGGTAATAAAGCTTCTAGAAGAGACGTTGGTTTACCGGGGATAGGTAACCGTATGATTTTTGCTCAACACAACAACCCCATGATTAAGTCTGCTGGGTTGTTTTTATCTTGGGCACAATATAAAGTAGCTCAAATGAATGGATTAATTAATAGAGTAGAAGACGGAGACTTAAAACTTGCGATTAAGATGTTAGGAACCGTAGGTATTTTTGGAGGTTTAAGAGAGCTACAAATTATGGCTAGTCCATCACGAAAATATTATGAAGAGAATGAGCCTAAAAATTTTAGTTCTAAATGGATAGCAGAAGCAACAGCATTATCCGGTATAGTAGATTGGAGAGTTGAAAAACTAGCCCGTGTATTTAGTGACTGGGCTGGTTCGGGACATGGTACTGCTACTACAGCTATATCTCCTTTATATTCTCTTTTAGATAGGTGGTATAATAGTATTGGAAAAACTTCTAGGAATTTTAAAGCCGGAGATTATCAAGGAGCTGCAGTATCAAGTATTAAAACTTTGCCTTTAGGGGCAGAAGCAGTTGATTATACTAACAGATTAAACGAAGCAATAACAGGTGAAACATTATTAGAAGATGAACCTAATATAAAAAGAAAACAAAAAGGTGTTTCTTTAGTTTCTAGAAAAGATTTTTCAAAAGGAGGACTAGTAGGTGAAGAAACTATTGAAGGTCCTCAAGTACCTTTTACACAGGATAATGCTGCTGATAGAATCAACCCCATCACAGGATTACCATACAATCAACCCCTTATTAAGTACTAATAAGATGAATATAGAACAATGTAAAGCTGAAATCAAACGACACGAAGGCGAAGTCCTAGAGATTTATATGGATAGTTTAGGCTATAAGACTCTAGGAGTTGGTCACCTATGTCAGCCCCATGACCCTGAATATGATTGGGAAGTGGGTACACCTGTACCACAAGCAGTGGTAGATAGATACTATACAATAGACTTTGATAAGCATTATGCAGAAGCTATACATGTCTTTGGAGACAAGGAAGCTTTTTATAAACTACCTGAAAAGATACAGCACGTGTTAGTAAACATGTGTTTTAACTTAGGTGGTTCAAGACTTTCAAAGTTTCGTAACATGTTGAAAGCTTGTAGAGAACACGACTGGAATAAAATGGCTGCAGAGATGCAGGATAGTCGATGGTTTACTCAAGTAGGTAGACGTAGCATTGAGCTACAACAAATTGTATTAGATCAATAATGTTATTATACACAGAGAAACAATTAGATAAAGCTTACAGAATAGATTGTAAAGCTCGTACTTTATGTAACGAAGAGTGGGTAACACGTGAAGACTTTAGACCACTTTATGAAGACCTTATAGAGTCTTACATGGTTGCATACAGTGAAGATTATATACTAGGTGACGATGTTCCCGAGTATCTACTTGATGCTGTAAACGATTTACTTGAATCAACACTCACACTAGGAGATTAAAATGAAAAAATTAAAAAGTATATTAGGTACTCTAGCCCCAACTCTTGGTGCTGCACTTGGTGGTCCAATAGGAGGACAAGCTGGTCAGATACTCAGTAGTGTTTTAGGTGTAGCTAACAATCCAAAGTCTATAGAACAAGCCATGCAGAATCTTACAGCCGAACAAATGGTTGAGCTTAAAAAAGCTGAGAAAGGTTTTGAAGTTCAAATGAAAGAA